GCAGACTTCTCCGCCTCAACGAGCGCGGTGCCGCCCATCGACACACCCGCCCATTCGCCGGAGCGATACTTCTTGCGCAGGTCGGGGTCGTGGATCTTGATGACGGTGGCCCAGCCCCCAGTCAGATCCACGTCCTTGCCCTCGGTGTCCTTCCAGCCGTGGAACCGCGTGTCGGTCTTCTGGATCAGGAAGTTCTCTGCGATGTGCGCGCGCTCGCGGGGCACCGGCTTGCCGTCGTGGTTGATGTCCACGCCAGCCCCGTTCGGGATGAAGCCGTAGGCCATCTCCTTCACGACCGCAGCGTCGGCGATGTCCCCTTGCGAGTCCCGCAGGTCTGGCGCATACACCACGTTGAGCAGTTCGCCTGACTCGTCGAAAGACTCCGAAGCCTTACTGAGACAGCCGACCTCGAACGTGCCGTCGGCCTTGTAGACAGGGGCGAGTCGGTTGGCGCCCTTCGGAACCAACGACACGAACTTGATCTCGGCCTTGCGGATGCGACGTCGCATGTCTGCAGACTCGCCTCTTGCGCGGCCCTACGCAAGCCGGTAGGCTGCTCGGTATGGCTACTAATAGCGATGCTGCAGAAGATTTCCCCGGATCCAGAGGCTGCGGGCGCACGACCTCCATGCTCAAGCATGCCAAGGAGCTGGCCGACAGCGGCAAGAGGGTGCTGGTGATCCTGCACGACAGAGCCTTTCGGGACGACGTGGCCTACCTCAACGCCCACCAGAACATCTCCTACTCCTCTGTCGACAACCTTCAGAATCTCGCAGGCTGGCAGGGTCCGTGCTTGGTGGACCACAGAGCCTACGAAGTGATGCTGGGTGCCTTCGTTGGGGTTGTGGAAAGACAGGGAGAGATCGTGAAGCAGGTGTCCGCCAACCTCTCGACGCTCCTGGGCTTGTTGGAGAAGGTCGAAGATGCGGCTTCGAAAGCATCCTCCGCGGTCGAGTATGGCAAGGCTTGGGACCATGGCAGGAAGACCGTGGGGAACGTCAACGCCCTCTTCTCCATGGTGTCCCGGTGACCGCAGCTTTCTGCTGCGAGATGCGTCGCTACTTCCCGATGATGCTCCTGAAGAGCCCCGAGAACCTCCCTCAACCCGCCAACATCCTTGACTTCGTCCTCTTTACCGACTCTGGCGCCACCATCTACACCAAGTTCTGCCCCTTCTGCGGAAAGGAAATCGACCCGGGCCAAACTCGATTCAGAACAACGTTCAAGGATGGTCAGCCTGATTCGACAGACGACTCCCCGGATTAGCCACGCCGCGATCGCTGCTGAGATCGGCTGCTCGCGCGCCTGGGTCACCAAGATGGCCAAGCTGGACGGCAGCCTGCGGTTCACCGCGAGCAAAAACGCCCCGAAGAAGCTGGTGAAGACCCTCTACCTGCCGCCCTACAACCTCGGCGCGACCGAGATCGGGAAGCAGCTGAAGCTGTCCGAGACGTCCGTCCGCCGCATCCTGGTCCGCCAGGGCGTGAAGCTGCGCGGCCGCGGCGTGGTGCCTCTGATCACCCCGGAGGTGGAGAAGATCGTGCTGCGGCTCAACCGCGAAGGCTTCTCGGTGCGCGCCACCCTCGACTACCTGCTCGCCCGCGGCAAGAAGGCGTCTGACCAAGCTATCCGTGGAACCCTTCGCAAGAACAAGGTATACCTCGACCATGGCCGAAACAGACGACCTGCAGTTCCATGTGATCCACTACACGACCCCCGAGCTCCACGGGGAGTTGATTTCGGTCAAGAAGGTAGCGGAGTCGGTGATCCCGAAGCCGTCGCGCGGCAGGCAGAAGGGCCGCCAAGTGCACCCGTTCGACATGGTGAACGCGACGAGGCTGATGTTCTCGGTCAGCACGCAGCAGACCTGCATCCAGACGAAGCGGGACGCGACGGTGGGCCTGGGCTTCGAGACGGAGCAGGACCGGCAGAAGCGGTCGCAGATGAAGCAGCTGGACCAGACGCTGCAGAACGCCGCGGTGAGCGGGGACCCGAAAGCCTCGCCGGCGGACCCGAAGCCGAAACCTGTAGCGAAGGTTGATCCGCCCGCCCCGCCTGCTGCAGAGGGTGAAGGGGACGGCAGCGAGCCGAAGGTCAAGTCGAAGGTCGAGGAGGTGCTCGACCCGCTGACCGACTGCGGCTTCCAATCGCTCATGAACCAGGTCGGCGAGGACTACGAGAACACCGGCAACGGTTACTTCGAGGTCATCCGAGACACCCCCACCGGCCCTCCCACCGGCCTGTGGCACCTGCCCGCGCCGGCCATGTTCGTCTACTGGGAAGCCACCGACGACGGCGACTACCACTACGAGATGGACGACATCTCGGGGAAGACCGTCAAGTTCGCGCGCTTCGGTGACCTGGAGGGTTTGCGCTCCCGCCTACCCAACCTCGACGCGAACACTCGCATCGCCGAGGTCGTGCACTTCAAGATGCCCACGTCGTTCGACCCGAGCTACGGCATCCCTCAGTGGACCGCCGCAGTGACGTGGTTGGAGATGGCGCAGCAGGCGCTGCAGATGGAGTATGACTTCTACCAGAACCGAGCAGTGCCTGACCTGATCGCGTTCCTGATGGGCCGCAAGCTGCCGCCGAAGGAGTTCGAGGATTTCAAGAACCAGCTGAAGGCCACGATCGGCGCCGGCAAGCGGTTCCGCTCCCTCGTCGTGAACTTCTCCGACCCCGAGCTGAAGGTCCAGATCGAGCGCCTGCAGGAGACGGGCCGCGAGAAGCTGGCAGAGCTGTGGCCCACCCTCGAGCTCGCGATCGTGTCGGGGCACCGCGTGCCCGCCACGCTGGCCGGTATCCAGACACCCGGCAAGATGGGCGCGGCGAACGAGCTGCCGAACGCTCTGGTGGCCTTCCAGACGCTCTACATCGGGCAGCACCAGCGGATCTTCCAGGACGCGCTCGGCCTATCGCTGGGCTCGCAGGAGGCCGGCCTCGGCCTCGCACCGACTGACTTCCTGCTGCGCCGCATCACGGACAGCTACGACATGGGTCAGATCGACACCATGAGCCGCATGCGCCAGACGGCGACCGAGGCGCAGATGCAGGGCCGCAAGCTGGACCAGGGCCTCAAGGAGTGACCGAGAAGCTCACCACGATCGCTCGCCGCCTCGGCGAGCTGATGCGCGACGAGATCGCTGCAGCGGCTCCTGAGGGGCCCTTCGGAAGGCTGAAGAAGTCGTTCCAGGTGCGGGTGCTACCGACGAAGCCGGTGCGGGTCGTGGTCTACTCGATCTACTACTGGGCCAAGATCGTGAACGACGGGCGGAAGGCGATCTCGGGGAACAAGCAGATGCTGTTCTACCTCGACCCTGCCGACGACCCGCGCATCGAGGATGACTACCCGCGTGCCAAACGCCTACGGCGGCGTCTGACGAAGGAAGAGGTTGACGAAGGCCTGGCGGAAGGCACCCTCATCAGGACGTTCAGCGTCGGCGACGTGAGAGCCACGCGCTTCATCAACAAGGGCATCGAGAGAGGTCGGCCGAAGGCGTCGAAGGCGATGCAGCAGTTCCTGAAGGCTTCGATCCGCGACGTGCTGAAGCGTCAGCGATCGCCCGGGAACGTGACCAAGACGAAAATCACCGCGATGTTCGGCCGGTGACCCAGGAGGTAGGAAAAAGGGCCGGTAGCTCTCGCCTGCTACCGGCCCCAACCTCAAACACCATGCTCGCTCACTGATTCAACAGCTTGGCGCCGTAGAGCGCAAGCCCTACCGCGTCAGCTACGTGTTTCCAATCGCCCTGCTTCAGCTTGCCGGCGCCGGCGATGCGGGCGGCCTTCGCGCACCCGGACGGGTAGCAGTAGGGGACCTGACCGGTCGTCACCACGTAGCCGATGCCGTAGTGCTTGAACGACCTGCCCTGGTTCACCTTCTTCGGCTGCTGCTGCTTCCACTCGCGCGGCTCGGGCCAGGCGATGTTGGTGGACGGACTGAGCGACCCCAGGACACCTACTGCGACGCCGGCATGCTGCGCCAGATGCTTGATGTCGTTGGGGCTGACCTTGGAGCCCTCGTAGATGTCCTGGCCCTCCACGACCGCCAAGGCGGGGTTGTGGCGGCGCAGGACGGACTCCATGCCGACCACGAACTCCCGCAGGCTTGCCGGAAGGATGCCCACCTCGAGGATCTCGGTGAGCGTGACGATGGCGTAGGCCGGCGTCTTCGTGTCGGGGTCGAAGCCGAGGACTACTGGGCCAGCCATTTCTGGATCTCCGGCACGAGGTCGGCGTAGACCTTGTCGCCGAGGGCGGTCAAGGTCGGCGCGTCGTTGTCGAAGGGGATCACGCCGATGTTCGGCAGGTCCCAGTAGCTGCGGCTGTCGTGGATGAAGCTGGTGCCGGGACGGCTGATGCGGATCTGCAGCGTGGGATACATGGCAGCCACGGGGCGCGCTTCGTGCGGGAAGCCGCTGTCTGTGAAGATGCACAGCTTCTGGCGGATCCGCTCCATGTTCTTGATCTCGTCGAGAGCGCACTCGCCGAAATACTCCTGGCCGAACAGCGGCTTGCAGAACTTCTCGCTGTAGGCGATCGCGACCTGCCGCGGCGTGCGGCCACTCAGGAACGGGTGGGGCTCGTCCTTGTTCACCTCGGCCATGCGGATGCCGTAGGTCTTGAACATGAACTGGATGATCGGCTCAGCGAACTTCAGCCGCACCGTTCCCGGTGGCAGCTTGTTCCACAGCTTCCTGCCGATCTCGTCCTTGCCGGACCGCGGCGGGCCGTTCAGCAGGAGGACCTTCACTTGGCCGCCTTGACGACGTTGTAGCTGGCCTGCAGGAGCGTGGCGCGGCCCTCTGGGACGACGTCGGTCTGCCCTACGACGAACTGCGCCTTCAGCTGCTTCAGCGTCAGGTTGGTTTCGACTTCGAGGGTGATGACTACCTTGCGAGGCTTCTTCACTTCTTGCCATCCTTCGTCAGCCAGCAGCCGACGGTGTTCTTGTCGCCGAGGCGGACCGAGAGCTTCGGCTTCTTGCCGAGGCGGCGGGTCAGCATCGCGAAGAGGCTGATGTAGAGGTTGTGGGCGTAGGTCTGGTCCTTCTGACCGGCTGGGACCTTCAGGACGACTTCGCCGTCCTTCTGCAGTGTGTCGGCGATGCCGGCATACTTGCTCACACGACTCGAGGGCTTGGGAACGAACTTCATGCTGACTTCTTTGTGGGCTGCCATGGGATCAATCGCTTGTTCTGGTCGAACGTCGGGGACGCTGCTTTGTTCCAGCGGAACATCAGAGCCGGCTCGGCGCCGACCTTGACCTTGGTCATGATCTCCGACATCCCTTCGCGCCACAGCCGAGCCGCTTCGAAAGCGCGTTCGTGGGTGTAGGCATCGAGCGGGATCTGGAGGATCACTTCGTCGTGGATGAAAGCCACCTGATGGCACGCGCCGAACAGGCAGCTGTCTGCTGCAGGGTCATACATCGCCTCTGCCAGTTTGAAAAGAGCAATCTTAGCTCCTTCTGCCGTGGCCGTCTGTAGAGCGGCACCGTTAGTCGCCTCCGTGTAGTAGCAGTTCCTACGAAGCGTGCCGAAGGGGGAGACGTATTGGTAGCGGGGATCGCCGGCGTCGGACCATTCCAGGTCGACGCACTCGCGCAAGACCCAGCGGAAGTAGGCCTCGAACTCTGGGTAGGTGACGAGCCACTCGGCCTTCAAGGCCTTGGCCAGCTCCACCGCGGCGTCCATCGAGCCTGCCATCTCGATCATGTCCACACCGAAGGTGCTCTTCGCGTAGCCCACGAATCGCTTCGCCCCGAGGCCGCCTGGGAAGCCGAGGCCAGTGGGCTTCGCGAAGGTGCGCCAGTGCTTGTAGCGTTTCTCGTCCAGCTTCTTCAGGGCCAGGAACGTCTGGTAGTTCTCATCGTTGTCCCTCGACCACTTGAACTCCGGGTCGAGACGGCGGGCGAGAGCTGCCCCCAGGTAGGCGTGCGGGTCGTAGCCGGAGTTGATGCGGTCGGCGAGCACTGACTGCCCGAACAACGTCAGGCACTTCTGCGCCGCCGAGACCAGCTCGATGAAGTCGTAGTCGATCGAGCACAGCACCGTTCCAGGGTCGGCGATGTAGGCCTCGCGCACGCGAGGGTCGATCTGCTGGATGTTGGCAGCTGGGTAGGCAGGGTTCTTGTCCTTCTTGCTGTTGCCGTAGCTGCTGACCCGGCTGGTCTTCACCAGGATGTTGTATTTGGGGTGCACGCGGCCTTGGCGCATGCGCGGCAGCTCCGTCGTGACGAGCTTCTGGATCTCGTTGCGGGCGATGTATTCATCGAAGATCGGGTCGAGGCCCTTGAGCTCGACCTGCACTTCCTCGGCGTAGCTGACGAGGCCGGTGTCGGTGTGCACGATCGGGATGTCGAACTTCTCGCTCACCTGCTCGACGTGGGCCCGCAGCATGGCGGTGTTGTAGGACGCATCCTCGCCGGCGGTGAACTTGATGCCCAGAGCCGTGAGGCGTTCGACGTGCGGCGTCCAGTCGGGCGGCGCGGAGCCGAGGATCTCGACGGCCTTCTTCTGCAGGCGGGTGTGGGGGCGTGGCGGCTCCGAGGGGCGCAGCAGGCCGTGCTTGATGAGGTTCTGGAAGTGCCGCTCGTGGAACCGCTCCGACATCTCGGCGAACAGCTTCTCGACCATCTCGGAGTCGACAGGGAAGCCCCACGCCGAGTTCAGATAGAGCGCCAAGCTCGCCCGGGCGTGCAGGAACTGCGCGCGGAGCAGGTGCGCATCGGCGTCCTGCGCGATGTGGATGGCCCGCCCATTGACCGAGTCGTCCCTGGAGTAGGCGAATGCCTCAGGCGGGTATTCGCTGGCTGGGATGCCGTCCAGGATCTCGTAGTTGGTGCGCCAGCTGTCGTCGCGATCCTTCTCCTCGCTGCGGTCGATTCCGAGGTGCTTCTTCTCGAGGTCGGCCTGGGAATATTTGAGCGGGGACTTGGCGCCGTTGGGCAGGAACGCGAACTTCAGGTCGCCAGTCGTGCCGAGGTTCTTCAGCTGCTCGCGGATCTGGATGTCCGTGATCCGGTCCTCGCGGTAGGCCTTGAAGAGCAGCGGCGCCAGCTTGGGGCGGTGCTGCAGGATCACCGCGGCGTCGTAAGCGCCGTTCGCCGTCGTGATCAGGTCCTGCTTGAGGGTGTGCTCGAGCAGGTCATCGAAGCCTGACTCGCACGTCGCCACGACGGCTGAGTCCTCACCGTCGCAGTAGGACAGGCACACCGGCTTCGGGGCGAGGTTGCACGGCCCGAACCGATAGGTCTCCAGGTCGAAGCAGACGATCACTGCTGCTCCTCCCCAAAGAACGGCTTCGCCGCGTAGTAGACGAAGCCTAGGAAGAGGCCTACGGCCAGAGTAAGCATCGCAGCTACGACGGGGTTCATAGGCAGGTCAGCTTACTGGCAAAGCTGACCCTTGTCTACAGGAACCCCACGCGAACTCCGAGGCCGAGGTAGGGGATCTTGGCCGTCGAGCCGCCCCCACTGCCCAGGGACGTCGACCAGTTGCCCGTGGCGACGTTCTTCCAGGCGCCGCGGGAGGCCGCGACTGCGCCGGTGTGATACCAGAACGGCGGGGCGTCCTGCAGGCCGCTCGCGGTTCCCCGGTTGCCAGGGCTGGGCGAGTAGTCGAACGGCGTCACGCCCGGCTCAGTGTTGAACCACGCGCCCGTCGAGGGGTTCGTGCCAGGCGATGCACCGGCGATGAAATGGCAGCTGTGGATGAACGTCCCGACCGTGGGCACCGCGTTGCCGTTGCCGAAGACCACGTCAACGAAGTTCGTGCCGGCGAACGACCCCGCGAAGTTGACCGTGTTGCTGTTGATCGACAGGAACGAGAAGATGCAGTCTTTGAGAATGACCGGCCCGTTGTCGAAGTCGAACGCGCAGGTGCGCAGCGAGCTGTGCGATCCGTCCGACAGGTTCTTCAGGACGCAGCGAGTGAGCGCGAGGTTGCTGCCGACCCAGCTTCGCATGTTCTCGCAGTCGTAGACTCGGACGTTGGTGAACGCCGCACCGACGTGCGGTCCATACATCTGCAGCCCGTCCGTGTGGATCACGTCGATGTAGCGGTTCCCGCCAACCAACGTCCCGGTATCCATGTTGAAGCCGGCACTGCCGACCTCGGCTACCGCGCTCGCGTTGTTGAGGATGCAGTAGGGTCGCCCGAATCCGTTCAGCCCGCCTTCGAGTGCCGCGAACGTGCCGTTGTTGGCTCCGCTGGTCGCGCTGCTCACCGTCACGCCCCAGCGGGTCGAGCCAACGAGATGACCTGCCGCGGTGCCGAAGTCGTTCGGGGTTGAGTTGGTAGCCTCGATGCGCATCTTGCCGGTGTGAGGCCCAGACGCTTGCACGGACACGGTGACGTTGGCGCCAGCAAGTTGTGAAAAGTTCGGGTTCGTCTGGATCAGGCCGTCGAGGCGCCCGGCGGTGTAGCGAATGAAGTGAAGCTCGCCGTTGCTGATTAACGGGTTCACGCCGAGGTCGTTTGACGTCTGGAGCGCGATGCCGAGGAACTTGTCGATCGAGAAGTTGAACAGCGACGAGTAACCCGCGGGTCCGCGCGCCACACCCTTCCACTGCCCGCCCCACGAGTTGCGCACACCGCGGCTGGTGCCGTTGAGGGCGATGTCAGCGCCGCCGCTGCCATACTGCTCGTAGTCGACGTGCGCGTTCGTGTCTGCCGGCGTCCACTTGTGCGAGCGCACGAGGCAGTTCACCTCGTCGATCTGGGCGTTGGGGCCGTTGACGTAGAGCGTCGGGCCCGGGCCAACGAACTCGAAGTCCTTGAAGCGCATGCGCACCCGCGTCGCGCCGCTGGTGCCGAGGATGTAGTCCTGCGGGTCGCTGAACGTACCGGGCGTGAGGCGTTGCCACGTCTTGTCCCTGCCGACCGCCTCGAACGTCAGCGCCCACTTGCCTCTCGTGCTCCAGCCTGAGGCCGAGTAGCTGCTGGATGGCGTCATGCCGACCGTGCGGCCGAGCGCGATGATCTTCGCGCCACCCACGTCGCCAGACAGCGAGTTCATCGCTGCACGGGGATTCTTGAACGGGTTGCCGATCGTGCCATCGCCGGTCGAATCGTCGCCGTTGTCGTAGTCGTAGTAGACGACCGCGCTCGACGGCCTGCGGTCGGTGCCGTCGGTGTCATTGTAGATCGTGAGGGTCGGCAGGTAGGAGATCGCGCCGAGGTTGCTGAACACAGTGGCATCTACCGTGATCGTGCCGCCGGCGAGCGCAGAGCAGTCGACCGTGATGCCGTAGCCCCAGGTCGTCAAGAAGCCGTTGGCGCCGGCGGGCGTGGAGTTGTGCGTGCGCTGGCTTCGGCTGGTTTGGGAGGCAATCGACGACAGCACGCCGTTCACCGAGACGTAGAACTCGACGCGCTGCACACCGTTCTCACCCGCGGTATCGAGGTCGACGTCGGCCTCGATGTCACACGAAACGGTCTTGTCCGTGTCCGATGCGGTGCGGTGCGTGCCGTCGTAGGTGCGCCAGTGCGCGGTCGGGGCGACGGGCAGGGAAGCGCTGACGACCTGGGCGTCGGTGAGCGCAGTCGAGAAGATCGTGACGCGCTTGATGGTGCCGAAGAGGTTCAAGCCGCTTGGGTAGGCGCTCCCAATACCGATTGCCGTAACCGCCGGCATTGTGGCCGACGTGTCTTTTGTCCCGGTTGCGCCGTTAGCTGCGTGAAGACACGAGTTTGTATTCCACGCATAGGAGGATGTGTATTTCACCCCAGGAGCAACGCGCGCCGCCGCCACGACCACAGCCTGATTCGATCCGCCGTTTCGTGTCGCGGCATACATGCCAGCATCTGTCGCGCTTGTGCCGATCCAGTGCTTTTGGGCTCCGGTGCCATCTTCGATCGAGACCGCGTAACCATCGAGATCGCCACCAACTGGGATCTTATTTACGCGATACTCCACCACCACCGTCCCCTGGCTCGAAAGCGCGGTCGCGTGCGAGCCCGAGAGCGTGTAGGTGATCGCGTCGGCGTTGCGCGTGACGGCGGCGGCGACGGTCGGGATGTCGCTGGATGGGAAGGAGCCTATCTCAGCTTGACAATTTCCGACGTAGAACGATTGCGTGCCAGCTCCAGACAACTTGCGGAAGTGGATGCCGCCTCCGTTCGAAACCGATCCTGTCGTTGCAGCTACAACGGTGACAGCAGCATGCTCAGATGTCAATCGCGTCCACGAATCCGGAAGCAATGCTAGGTCTACTCTCCATTCTCCTTGCGCTGCATTAGAAGGATTTAGGACCAACAACACTCCAGACGTAGTAATCCGCTTAATCCAGACGGCCGCCGCGTAGGCAACCCCAGAAGAGATCCCTAAAACTTGCTGGTAAACATCGTTCGCTCCTGTGTCTATTCCTGCGATGAGCGACGCGCTAGACCCATCAATCCACTGCGTTCCGTCCGTCGTTACTGAGGCAGAACCACGCTTTTGCCAAACGGCGTTTGTTAGATCCTTACTGTAAAGCAGCAGGTTCGTCCGCGACCCCTCGCTCATCGCGCCAAGGCACTCCCAGTTGTTGACCAAGTCGAACGGCGTCACGTAAACCGCCGCCGAGGTCGTGGGGTACCAGTTGTAGGCCTGCTTGCCAACGTTCAGGTTGGGGCGGCTGAGCTTGACCGTGGCGGTCGTGTTGCTCGCGACACCATTGCCAACGCGCACCGTGATCGCGGCCCCGGTGTAGGTGCCTTCGAGCGTGATCGAGACCGTGGTGCCGGCGAGCGCCTGCGTCGAACTGGCGAACGTCACGCCATCGACCTGATACCCCGTGATGGTGCAGCCTCCCGGCAGCGAGGTGGCGTCCAGGATGTTTGCGAGTGTGACGGTGCCCGAGACCTCTTCAACCCGGATGCCGATCGAGTAGGTCGTGTTCGAGACGATCGTGAAGGCCTGCGTGATGTAGCTGCGCGAGGCGCTCGTGGTGAACGTGCGCGCTTGCGCGGCGGTGCCCCACTTGCTGTTCGTGTTGCTGTTCGAGCCAGAGCCGACGGTCCAGCCGGTTGGGTTCGCACCAGCGTCGGGCCACGTCGTCTGCAACAGCAGGTTTTGGTATGGCTCGCGCGGGCCCCAAGCGATGCGCGTGCCGCCGCTCGCGGCGCTGGTGGTCTTGGTGTAGTCGAGCGCGGTGGGGCCGTAGTTAATCTGGCCGCCTGCGGCATGGACCGACCCGGTGCCGGACGATGTGCCTGGATAGAGGTAGGCCGTCAGGCTGTTTCCTGCCGTGACAGCGCTGCTCGTCACTACCACGAGCCACCAGCCGTTGCCCTTATAGACACCTTCAATCGCAGACCCTGAGGCGACGGCCGACGATGCCCCAGTCGTCAACGAGAAGTTGGCTTGCGCGATGTTTGTCGCCGTGCTGGCGTTGCGGAGAATCACGGTCACGCTCGACGACGTGCCGGCCTTCACGATGAAGAACGCGGTATGGCTGCCGGTCGCAAACGCTGTGCAGTTTTGGGTAACTCGACCACCGGAAAGCGTCGAGTCTGCTGTGTCAGCAATCAGCGAACCGTCTGGACCCGCGACGGCATTCGCAGTGATCGTGCAGTCGGTCTTCGTCCAAGCCGCATTGTCGAGCTGCTCCGAGTAGGTCAGCAGGTTGTGCGGCGCCAGCTTGATCAGTCCATCCTGTCCGACATACGTGCCCGGGTGCGCGCTGGACGCGAGCGAGCGCACGCACGCGACGCCCACCATGTCGGTGGGGTCGTAGGAAGCGGGGCGAGCGAAGTCAAAGTCGAGGATGGCGGGCATATTGGTTCCTTACGCGACGGCGATGACGGCCCACTTCTCACCCGCTTGGGTGATCCGGAAATACTCCACCGTCCTCATCAGCAGCAGCCCCTTCGTCTTGGCGGTGGCGAGGTTCGTGAACACCGGCGCGGTGCCACACTCGCCGTAGACGTCGACGTCGCCCGAGACAACCACGCGCCACATCATGCCGACGTGCGCTGCGGTCGAGATCACCGTCGAGGTTACCTTCGTGACCAGCGCGGCAATTTCCTGGCCGTCGATCACATATGTGGGGGAGGGGATGGAAGCAGATCCGCCACTCGGGCCAACGACGCCTGAGCACGGGACGATCGAGATGTGGACGACGCTGGCCATAGGGCTGGGGAGCCTACCTCGGTTCGGACGTTTTCGCTACGGGGATCCACTTCGGATCCGCAGCTCTCGAGGACTGCGCCCAGATCGCCCGAGCCTGGGCGTTCTGGGGTTCATGGTCGAGCACGGTGGCGACGCCGAGCATCATCCAAACCCACACCCCCTCGCCGAAGTGCGCGCCGGCGCGCTCCACGAACGGCACAGGGTCGCCAGCGGCGCTGAAGCCTCGGTAGGCCCAGGGTTTCCATGTGCTGTCTTCCATGGTCTGCCAAGCCCGCAAGGTGGCCTTGGCCCCCTTCAGGGCCAGTTCCCGTCCCGCCGGCGGGCCGATCAGGCGGCACGCGTAGTCGAGGCCCCATGCCCCCACGGCCTGCTGGTAGGGCATCCAGTTGAGCGGCACCCAACCGGTGTCGTTCATCAGCCTCGCGTCCTCCCGGGGCAGCCAGATGTCCTGCGGCTTGATTGACAACTTCGGGATGTAGACCATCCGCACCCGGTCCTGCCACCGCTGCTGGATCTTCGTGGCCAGCTCGCGGTTCTCGAGGGACCGCCACAGGTGCACCGCGGCGATGCCCGCCCAGCCGACCGCGCGTTCCGTCGAGAAGTTGCTGGTCGACAAGCGGGGGTCGGTCGTCTCCTGGAACCAGAACACCCGCGCGTGGGCCTCCAGCTGCCACTGCAGCGCCTCCGAGCCGGTCAGGCGGTAGGCGATGGCCAGCGTGTTGATCAGCCAGTGCTCGCGGTCTGGGCCGCTCCAGCCGTGCGTCTCGAGCTCGGTTTGGGTGCGGGTCTTGCCGAGCTGGTCGAACGAAACGGTCCGTAGGTAGTGCGGCCGAGCGTTCCACATGACCAGCTTCGGGTGCTGGTCCAGAAACAACAGGTCGCCGTTCACCTCGAGGTGGTGGCACGGCTGGCGGCTCTGGCCCAACGCCACGAGGTAGCGCACGGTCTCGGCGCCGAGCGATGCGGCGCCCACGCACTCCCCGCCGACGAAGACCTGGTCCTCCTGCGCACCGGTGTCGGCCGACCGCTTGTTGACGCCGAGCGAGCCGGTCTCCCAGCCACGCAAGCGCGCCGCGGCGCCCGCCCAGTTGCGACGCGTCCATGTGAGAGGGTCGGCAACCGGTTGGGGGTTGCCGTCGGGCCATAGCTTCGAAATGCCGTTCGCGCAGATACCTAGGCTCGCCGCCGCGGCTGCACATGACCAGTCCTTCGCGCTCGTCATGTGCTGCGTCCAGATGAACGTCAGCGGGAACGACCGCGCTTGCCCATCGCCGATCGTGTCGCCAGCGGCCAGATCGAAGCCCAACACCTCGGCGTCGCCGAAGCGGATCTCGAAGTCGTCAGGCACGGTGGCGACCATCTCTGCAGAGCCTGGATGGCTGGCAGTGACGACGGCTTCGCCGGTGGCCCAGGACGGCTGATCGGGATACCAGCGCACCCACAGGTCGGTGCACAGCAGCGGGGCCTTGCGGGCGCGCATGCGAGCGACCCACGCGGCACCGTCGGGAGCAGCCGATACCAACCGGAAAGGGATGCCGGCGAGACTGGGCTCCCCGAAGAACGCGAGCGGGTCGACGGGCAGCTTGCCGATCTTGAACGGCGTGGCGACTGCACGGCTCAGGTCGATCGACCGCACTTCACCAGGGTCGAGGTGGAGGTGTAGGTCGATCACGCGGGCGTCGTTGCCGACAGCGCGGCCAAGCACGTAGCGCACGTCGCCGACCGTGCCGGCAGGATGGGGAGGCGCCACATCGATCGTGGCGCGCTTCCAACCGTCGAACTCCGACCCGGTGTAGTTGGCGACGTGGACGACCTGCGCGAAGCAGGGGAGGGACAGCAGGCAGAAGAGTAAGGCGCGTAGCATGCGCCCAGACTACACTAGCGAGTCAGCTGATCCAAGTCGGGAGGCACCTTCGCGGCGGCTAGGGCCTCGCCAAGCTCACGACGCAACGCGATAGCCTTACCAACTGTCACCGTCGCCTTGCCGTCTGCGTTGATGCGTAGCTTTTCGTGGACCTCCGCTGTCGCCTCCACCAGCGCCGCCAGCTTCGCCTTGAGATGGGCGTTCTCGGCGCGCAACACCATCGCTTCGTCTGGGATGAAAATGCCGCCATGCCCAGCCTCGGCCAGCTTCGCCTTGAGCGCGTCGCGCTCGGACTCAGCCTGCTCGACCGTCGCGGGCTCAAACTTTCCAACAAGGGTCTGCCTCTTCATCTTCTCCGGCCATATCTCGACCGGCGCTGGAGGGTAATAGGCGGTTGGCGGCTCAGCGGATTCCGCAATGGTCTTTCCGCGAGAGTAGACGGTGGACGGCTCGGGCCGGGCCAGCAACTCGTCGATCTTCCTAACCTCGGGGCTGCTCGGATTCAGATCCCTCGCAATAAACCACCAGCGCAGCTCGCGCAGCTTGGCGTCGGGGTCACCGGCGCTGCGCATCAGGGCGACGGCTTCGGTGATTTCTTCTGGCCACACGACGAACGACCCATCGTCAGCCTCTTGCGCTCTGGCGCACCCCTCCCACGCCCGAATCGCCGCCTCGCGCTCGGGTGCCGGAGTGGTCGCCTTGGCCAGCGCGTCGCGGGCCAGCGCGGCTTCGGTGTTGGCGCGGTCGAGGTCGGCCTGGATGGCGTCGAATCGCTTGGTCAGTTGCACCTGTAC